TCTTTTTCTCTTTTTTTAGCATCTTTAATATATTGATTAGATGCTTTGTTTAAGGATTTAACAAACTCTGGTTTGTCTTCAATCCATATTGGTGTTTTAAAATATTCTACTATTTGCATTATTTAAATGGATATCCAAGGTTCCACATAACCAACGAATATCTTACTCCTTTCGTTACTGGTTTAACTCTATGCCATACAAATGAAGGAAATACAATGATAGATCCTTTAGGTAATATTTCTTTTGCTTGTCTTAAATGTTTAGCTTCTTCTCTCATATGAGGATCATAATTTCTAAAATCAAATTCTAATTCACCACCTGTATATTCAGACCCGTCAGTTAACTGACAAGTCATCGAAAGCTTTCTTATTTTACCATGTTCTTGAGTATTAGGTTTATTGTAAGGTTTATCCCAAGAATCACAATGCCAATCATAGTATTGATTTAACTTATATTTTGTAAATTGACAAGACTCTGATCGATCCCATTCAAAATTCCAACCAGCATTTTTATTAGCTTGATGAATGTATGGGTGTAATTCTTTATATATCCATGGATCATTGAGCCATACTAAATCAGAATTTCTTTTACGTTTCATATCCTTTATTTCTTGTTTACTAAGTTCTCTATCTCCATACCCACCAGTTCTAGCCATGGTTTCAGCTTGTGATAAACCATATCTAATAATGTCATCACATAATTTTGGTGGTATAGCTGATGTAAAATACCAATAATAATTAGATATATTCATAAGTTATTGTTTGTATAAAATTTAATGAATCTTTTTGATTATTTGAAATCACATACATATTTGTTGATGGAAACATGATAAACATATTATCCTTTAATTCTATATCCCAACTTCTTCCTTTTCTTCTATTGTCATCATAAAATATTCTCACAAAACATTTATTACTTTTAACACCATAAAGTAATGTGTAATCTGGTGAGTGTCGAAGATCCACTGGATCAATATTTAATAAAGGTTGTGATATTTGATTAGGTTTATAAATATCACCAAATGTTTTTTTATTCACTAATTGAAAACCATACTCTACATTTACATGTTCTCTCATATAAGTATTGAGCATGTCCCAAGTTCTCGAAAATGGAAACTCTTTAGCTGTAAATGTTGATTGTAAAATATCGCCTGATAATTGATCTCGGTCTATTTCAAAACCTTTAGGCATTGAAACATCACCGTAATATAAAGCTTGTTCTGTTAAAATTCTTTTTTGCATGCCACCAACATGACTGATATATTATGCTAATTGGTTTGTCAAATCCCAAGACTGACCATCTTCGTTCCATTGATAACCCCAAGAATGAGTCATAGCTGTATTTTGATCTTCTTGTTCTTGAGTTAATGCTGGTGCATCACCAATCGGTGACTTCCAAGATGCAGTTGCAATATGTTTTACCCATGAAGCATATGGTTTTTTAGGCCAAAAAATTTGATTGTCTTCATCCCAAGTATAACCTATACCTGCATAGTTTCCTCTTAATGGAGTTCCTCCACCTGAATGTTGATTACCTGCTGTATTGTATGAAGTTTGAATCCACATTTGTGCAGGCCAATTATTGTGTTGTTCTAAATATTGTTGACCTACTGCTTCGTCCTCAACTCCATCAGCATTAAGCATATCAGAATTATTCAAGGTTAATACTTGAATGACTTTTCCGTTCGCTCCTAGTTTTGCAAAATGTGCCATAATTATCTCCTATTATATATTATAAATTTTGTTCATTCAACTACTGGAATTTGTATCTTATTATTACTATACCAGAGCCACCATTAGAACCTGTATCACCACTAGCAGAAGCATACTGTCCTCCACCACCGCCTCCACCTTGGTTAGTACCTCCAGCAGCTCCATTAGCTCCACCATCAGGTCCTCCACCACCATAACCTCCGCCTCCAGATCCTCCAGAAGCTCTTGGTCCACTAGGTCCAAAACCAGGTGATCTAGATCCTCCACCACCACCACCTGCATATGTTACTGGTGATCCTGTAATAGAATTTGCTAAACCATTTCCTCCATTTCCACCTTTATTAGGAGTTGGAGAAGTACCACCTGTTGCTCCTGCTCCACCTCCACCACCACCATGACGTGTATTTGATGCGGGAGAAGGTGCTGATGGGCCTCCATTATTTCCTTGAGGTGGACTTACAGGAGGTGTATTTCCTGAACCTCCAGGGTTTACTCCACTTCCATCTGGACCTGCTCCACCTCCACCACCACCAGATCCACCTGATCTTCCTGTATTATCTCCAGGTGCAGGCCCATCATTACCTCCACCACCTCCACCACCACCTGTTGAAGTTATTCCTAAAGCTGATGAATCTGATCCTGAATTACCGAAATTGCTTGCTTGTGCTGTACCACCTGCACCGACAGTTATTGGATAGCCTTGAGTTGTAACAGGAATTCCTGAACAACCAGATGGATAATTTGTTCTGTGACCTCCGCCAGCTCCGCCACCCCCTGACACTGCTCCACCTGCTCCACCACCAGCAACAATTCTATAATCTACTGTTGCTAAAGCTCCTGACCCTTGAGTTACAGTAAAAGTTCCAGGACTTGTGAATGTATGAATTTTGTAATCTCCACAACAAGTTATTGTACCCCCTGTTGCTATTATGTAAGCAGCTACTACTTCTTTATCTGATTCTGCTCCAGTATTTACTACTTTCCAACCTCTTGTTCCATCTACGTAAACGAAAGTAATTGCAAAACCATTTTTTCCAATTACTAAATCAGAAGCATCTCCTTCTATATTAGATCCATTTCTACCAATTGTAATATTATTAGTTTGTGCAGTTTGTGCATAATCTGAAACTGCCACGATATCTCCTACAGAAGGTAAGGCAGGTAATGTAACTGTAATACCTCCACTAGTTGTATTTACAAAATAACCATTTCCACTCACTGCTGTAAAATTTGTTGTCTTCGCAGTCGTATCCCAATTTACTGTACCTGTACGACCAAAACCTGTTTGTGATGCACCACACGCTAATGCAATCGAAGCACCACTTGAACCAATAGTAATATTAGAACCACATCTTGAAATAATGACATTGCCTGCAGCGTCTTTAACTGCAGCTGTTTTAAGATTAACTCCTGTTGCTACAACAATATCATCACCACTATCTCCCAAAGTAACTTGAGTACAATTTTGTTTTGGTGTTATCTTATTTACTTTTACTTCACTCATAATTTACCTATTGATATTTATACCTTATTATAACAATTCCGCTACCGCCAGCATAACCTTGACATCCAGGAGAGGTATTTCTTGTACCTGCACCACCTCCACCACCAGTATTAGCAGTGCCTGCTGTACCAGATGTAGCAGGATATGCATCTGCTCCAGTTCCACCTCCACCTGTTCCGCCAGATCCACCTACTCCTGCTCCAGGAGAAGTTTCAGTTGAACCACCTCCGCCTCCAGCATAAGCTGTTGGCGAACCTGATATTGAAGTTGTAGCTCCAGGTCCACCTGGTCCTGCTACTCCAAAAGTAGCGGGTGGTGCACAAGTTACGGCTGCAGTTCCAGCTGTAGTAGCACCTCCACCACCTCCACCAACACTATTAACACCTGAATTACCTCCACCTACTCCACCAGGTTGACCTTGAGGTGGAGATACAGGAGGTGTATTTCCTGATCCAGCTGGTCCATTAACTCCTCCAAGTCCAAGTCCTCCTCCACCAGATCCTCCAGAAATGATAGGACTGCCATCACCAACCCCAGATCCAGCTCCGCCAGCAGCAGAAGTTATACTTGAAAAAACTGAATTATTACCTGGATTACCATGACCACTACCTGAAGGAGTTTGAGAGCCTCCAGCACCTACTATAATTGGATAACCTTGAATTGAAACTGGTAAAGAAGCACATGTTGCTAAAGGACTAGCTGTCCAAGGTGCTGTTGGTGCTTTTGATTCTCTAAAACCTCCTGCACCGCCTCCTCCTCCACCAAATGCAGTTGAAGCTCCAGACCCACCACCAGCAACTACTAAATAATCCACTGTATCTGATCCTGTAGGGGCTCCAGCATTTGTAACTGTAAAAGTTCCAGGGCCTGTAAAAGTATGAATTTTGTAATCTCCAGAAGTTGTTATTGTTCCACCTGTTGCAACTATGAAAGGATTACCTCTAACATTAGAAGTAGAATCCATTGTATTCAACCAACCTTGTGTTGAGTCTGTATAAATAAAAGTAACAGATTGACCTTCAGTATTTAAAGTTACTGAACTATTTACACCACCAATTTTATCTGTTCCATTTGGAGAAACCACTGTATTATTTGTTTGCCAAGTCCCTGCATAATCAGCTAAACTTATAATATCCCCTGCAGAACCTGCTGGCAATGTAACTGTTATTCCTCCTGAAGTTGTATTTACAAAATAACCATTACCGCTTACAGCAGTAAACCCTGCTGTCTTTGCAGTAGTATCCCAGTTAACTGTTCCTGTTCTACCGAATCCTGTTTGACTTGCACCGCATGCAAGAGTAATGGTATCGCCACTTGCACCTATAGTTATTGTGTTGGCACTTTCATTGATGATGTTAGCACCGCATTGATTTTGAATATTGTTTACTTTAATTGTACTTGCCATAATTATTGAAATTTATACCTTATTATTACGATTCCGCTACCGCCTGCTCCATTTGTTCCAGAACTATTTCCTCCTGCTCCACCTCCACCGCCTCTATTAGCTGTTCCTGGTGAACCAGCAGTAGTTTGATCTCCAGCAGCACCACCAGTTCCACAAGGACTTCCTGCTCCTCCACCTCCAGTTGCTGACCAACCACTTCCACCACCACCACCAGCGTATGCCACTGGACTTGCTGAAATATTAGTTGTTGC